AAAATAAACAAATAGGTAAAAATATTATGTCACATTCTGTTAATAAATATGATCTCACCTTTCACTCCAAGTGATTTCGTTGGCCATGCTTTCTGATTCTGTTTCTCAGTTCGTGGCTTATAAGTAACTCCATTAATCAACGCTTGTTGATAAGTTGGAAATTCTCCTCCTTGTAGAGCTTCGAAAGTGTCATCGAGGTGCGCTCGTTTCATCCACTTCAAATCTCTCCATTTCGGTTTTGCTCCTTTGTCGACTACAAGGTCGGTCCAAATCTCACTGCATAATGCGTGAAACGGTTTGCTACAGCCAAGTGCTGCGTTTGCTAATCCGTTTGCTGATGCGGCAAGTCTTCCCATGTCCTGTGGTCTCTCCGGGTACATCAAATGGCTAAGTAAATCCTCGTCTGCCCGACGTGGTTCACCGTACCAATTATTGTATCCTAGTGCGTATACCGAATTAAAATGATTTCCAATTCCAGACTTATCATCGCTAAGTATAGCGTTAAAGTAATAAAGCGCTTCTGTTGCCATCATTGAAAGAAATTTTCTTCCATGCATGTTGAAGGCCTGTTCAGGAAACGACAAAATAGCGTCATCTCCTTGAAATCTAGACTTGAATTCATTTGATTCGATGTCAATCCCGAGTTTAGATAATACAGTATAGGTCATCACCATATTGCAAAAAGTATCCATTAGCTGAGTTTGTTGAAACCCAGATCCAAATCCGTTATGTGTCCATTCCCAAATCTGTGCGTTTGGTAACAAAATAGGAGTCTTCGTGATCGAAGCAGTCATCCAATTCCAAAGGTTTTCGATCCTTTCCGGCTCAGTTTGTCCTTCAGGGTACCTTGTTGTTGGTTCGTATCTGCTAAAATCGAAGTATCTTCTCCACATTGTGTGAACATCTCGAATTAGTTCGTGCAATAGACGACGATCAAATCCACTCCAATCCATTGATATGTAAGTGTTCTGTCTGTTCGTATCCATCTCGTTCATTAGTTCATGCCATCCTCCCTTCATTATTTCTCTATTCCAGAAAAGTCTTCCAGAATCTGAATTGAGGTAGTTAGCCTGTAAAGGCCAAATAAACATGAGTTCTGCAAATAAAAGCAGCTTCGGCGCTCCGAATACGGCG